AGAAAAACAACAAGAAGCACAGGCAAGAGAGAAACAACAAGAAGCTATGCAAGAACAACAAATGATGAGTGAGGTAATGACTAGAGTTGCTCCAGAATTAGCTAAGGGCGAAATGCAAAATCAACAACAACAATAAAAAGGAAGGTATAATATGGCAGATACTAAAGTAGTTGAAACATTTGAAGAAGAGGCTCCCGAAAGTCAGGAGCATATTCAAGAAATGATTGATAAGGCTGAACGTGTTCAGAGTATTCCTAGAGAAGATGGAAAACCTAAATGGCTTCCAGATAAGTTTGAGAATCCAGAAGACTTAGCAGAAGCATATTCACAATTAGAACAAAAATTATCATCTGGAAATACATCAGTTCAAAAGGGACAACAAGAAGAAAAAGAAGATACTCTACAACTAGCAAATGTAGATGAGGTAACTGAAGCATTACAAACTCAAGGATTAGACTTTACCAAATATGCAACAGAGTATGCACAACAAGGTGAGTTAAGTGATACTTCATATGCTGAATTAGCTAAAGGTGGAATGAATGCTGAAGTTGTAGATACGTGGATAGCTGGTCAGTCTGCAATAGCTAATCAAATAACAGAAAGAGCATATGAATCTGTAGGAGGTAAAGAAGAGTACAATGTTCTTTTAGATTGGGCAAAAACTACCTTACCAGAAAATGATATAGATGCTTTTAATAGAGCAATAGAGAATCCAAATTCAGATGATGTACTTTTTGCAATTAAGTCTTTACAAGCAAGAAGGAATTTAGAAGTTGGTGAAACTCCAACTCTATTACAGGGTGATACAGGTGGGAAAAGTGTTAGTTCTTATAAATCAGTAACTCAACTGACGAAGGCTATGAATGATCCTCGGTATCAAAATGACCCTGCTTACAGGGATGAAGTGACACATAAGTTATCACAATCATCCATTATGTAATATTTCCAAAAATACTACACAAAGTAAATTTTAGCCCATTGAGGTGGATAACTTTGATTGAACAGTTGTGGTTATAAATGGATTTTTATAATCAAAATGCTGGAATTAAATTCAGTATAACTTTAATCAAAAAGGAAAAATATGGCACTTCAAGGAGCCTCAAACGCTTTGGACGCTGCGGCACAACGTAGTGGTCAAACGAATAAAGCAGGTGACGTAAGGAATTTATATTTAAAACTTTACGCAGGTGAAGTCATGTCAGCGTTTCAGACAAGAAACATCATGATGAACTACTGCCGAGTGCGGTCAATTAAGAAAGGTAAGTCTGCCCAGTTTATTATGACGGGTAAATACCGAGCCGCAGAGTACCATACACCGGGTAATGAGATCATGCCTGATGTAATAGCTGCAAATGCTGAGAGAGTAGTCTCAGTTGATGATCTCTTAATTGCTGCACAATTCATCCCTAATATTGATGAAGCAATGCAACACTTCGACATCCGTTCAGTCTATACACAGGAATCAGGTTATGCTTTAGCAAAATCGGCAGACCAAAATATCCTTCGTATGGCTGTTAAAGCTGCACTATGCACAAATAAGGAACGTGCAAGTAAAATGATTCAAGATTATGATTCATGGGATGACGAAGATTTCACATCCAACGTGACTTATGCCGCAAACTTAGCTGACTCAAAGAAGGCAGCCGACTTCGTAGAAGGTATGATCGAAGCCAAACGTATTCTTGAGAGTGCAGGAGCACCTCTTGAGGATCTTGTTTGTGTTTGTGCAACCGACCAATTCTATTCCTTGTTCAAGACAGGTGTAAATAGTGAATCTATTTCTGCCTTGACAATGTTTAATAAAGATGTAGGTGGAAGTGGATCAATAAATAATCTTGATCTTCCAACAATTGCAGGTATTCCTGTAGTTAGAACTCCTCATCTTGGAAGTATGGGTCATGGTGCAGCAGCAACATGGACAGGTTCACTGTGGTCAACTGCTGACCCTGCTATTTCAACTGGTCAAGCACCACTTGCAAATACTGTAGGTTCGGGTCGTGCTTCCCATTATAACCTTCCAGACGCATATACAGCCTCTACAGGTGCGGGTAGTAATATCGGTCATGCAGATGGACTTGATGGCACATCTGCTGTTAATCTTGAGGACGAATCTTTAACAGTTCGTGCTTTAGTGATGCACAAGGATGCTGTTGCAACTGTGAAACTGATGGACTTGTCCGTTGAGTCTGAGTATCAGATTGAACGTCAGGGTACTCTGATTGTTTCTAGGTATGCAATGGGTCATAACGTACTACGTCCAGCAATGGCAGTAGCACTAATGGCTCCAGCAGCTTAATCTAATTAGAGGGTAACAGGAGGTTCTCTTCCAAACGGAGTGACCCTTCCTCATTCCAGTTCCTCCTGCTCTACCCTCTTTTCTCCTCCCTTTTCTTTTTACCTTTCTGATTTAATTATATGGCAACATTAACAAACACGACTAAACTAGATGCTGTCAATACAATACTAATAAGTATTGGCGAAGCACCTGTTAATACATTAGGTTCTGGATTACAAGAAGCAGAGATTGCTGAAATAATCCTAAATAATATTAATCGAGAGGTACAAAGTATAGGATGGACATTTAATACTGATCTTCGTAAGACGTTATCACCAAATATAAATGGACATATAGACTTACCATCTAACTGTATAAAAATAGATACAATTTCAGTTCTAAGAGATTATACTACAGATATAGTAGAACGAAGTAGACGACTTTATGATAGAGTAACTAATTCCTTTATATTTACAACAGATGTGGTTGTAGATATGGTAACACTCTTACCTTTCGAGGGTCTTCCAGAAGTAGCACGAAGATATATTACCCTAAGAGCAGGAAGAAAGTTTCAAGAAAATATAATAGGATCACCAACATTATCTAAACTTCAAGCTGACGAAGAAGGAGCTGCATTTATCGCCTTAAAAGAAGCAGAGTCAGAAGTAGGAGATTATAATATATTTGATCACTATGACACATACCGACATTTAGATAGATATATATCCACAGCTTCCTCTACACTAATTTAATAAACATATGCCATTAATATCCAAATCTATTCCAAATCTTATTAATGGGGTTTCTCAACAACCTCCCGAAATAAGATTAGCTACCCAAGCTGAAATCCAAGAAAATGGATTAGCAAGTGTAGCAAATGGCCTAGAAAAAAGACCCGGCACTACATCAGTTAAAAAAATTCTAGCTACTACAACTGGTTCATTTCATATTCATTCAATACGAAGAGACGAAAACGAATCTTATACCGTCATACTTGGTGGTACTGATGGGGCAGCAAGTGATAAATTTATAAGAGTATTTGATAAGGATGGAAATGAGATGCCTGTCCAAAAGAATAGTTATGCAAGTACTCCAGTATTCACTACAATGGATAATGCCGGACTATCTTATTTTTCTGACGTAGAAGACTTTTCTACAGATGTAAAAGCCACTACTATTACAGATACAACTTTTTATGTATCAAATAAAAGAGTTGTAACAAAGGCCGCTACAGATGGAGAAACTTCAGGACAAGATGGTGGTTCAGCAATCTCACCAAGAGGTTCTACTAATCTTGGAAGTACTTCTTATGAAGCATTAGTATATGTTAAAAAGGGTGGTCATAATAGTAAGTATGTAGTGAGTATTAAAGTAGGAAGTACATACTATAAAGTGGGTTATCAGACTCCCGCTACTTTACCTGTGACTAACCAAGAATATATAGGTACTGATGCAATAGCAGATGCTCTTTTAAATGGTGCAGATAATTTATCTGGAAATGGTTGGGGATTATTTGATGTTTCTGGTAAAGATACAGTAATAGTTTTAACAGAATGTACTTTAGTGGATACAGATGCAACAATAACAGTATCAAGTACAACTGGTATTACTGTAGGAATGGCAGTATCTGGAACAGGAATTTCAGAGGGAGCAACAGTTTCAGAGGTAACCGATAGCACTACTTTAGAACTTACTTCTAATGCTACAGTAAGTAGTTCTACTACTACTCTAACATTTGGTACTGCTGGTAAAGACTTAGAAAAAACAGGATTTGGTGGTAGACAGCCTACTGCTGGAAAAAATATAGATGGAGATACAGATGCTAATTTTAAAGCAGGTTTTCATCCAACCGCAGGAAGTAACATGCCATCCGGTATGACATGTACAATACATGGAAGTGTATTACACTTTAAACATACTGCAGATTTTTCAGTTTCAACTACTGACTCTCATGCTGATACAGATTTATTTGGTATTAAGGGAGCCATAGGAGGAGGAGAAACAAGAAGTTTTACGAATCTCCCCGGAGAGAATGTTCCTGATGGATTCATTACTAAAATAGCTGGAGATGATACTCGACAAGAAGATGATTTTTATGTGAAATTTGAAGCTGATGATCAAGATAAGGGAGTTTGGAAGGAATGTCCGGGTCCAGAATCAATTGAACATATGAATTATATAAATCTTCCACATAGATTGGTGAGATTATTTGATGATAGTGAAATAACTACTACAAACCCTCTAGGAATAACATTTGTATTTGAGGCAGTAGTAAAAACAGCAGATGATGGAAGAACAGTTGATTCAGTAACTAACACAGACTTCTCTAGGATAGGTTGGAATGCCAGATTAGCAGGAGATGATGAACTAAGTCCCTTTCCGTCATTCGTGGGAGGAACTCTTCAAGATATATTCTTTCATAAAAATAGAATAGGCTTCCTAGCAGATGAAAATGTAGTAATGAGTGAAGCTGGTAACTATTATAATTTCTTTCCTACAACTGTGATAACAGGGTTAGATAGTAGCCCTATAGATGTCACAGTCTCCAATGATAAAGTATCCCTCCTTAAACATGCAGTACCTTTTAGTGAATCACTTCTATTCTTTTCAGAACTTCAACAATTTTCTCTGAATTCCCCCGGAATACTCTCACCTGCTACTGTTTCTGTAGATGTTACAACTCAATTTGAATCAGATGCTAATGTAAAGCCTGTCTCAGTTGGTAGATATGTTTTCTTTGCATTTCAAAGAGGGGAGTATTCTGGTGTAAGAGAATATTTCGTAGATAATTCTAAAGAGGTTAATGATGCAGTAGAGATCACTGCTCATGTTCCTCAATATATACCTGGAAAAATAACAAGAATGATTTCTTCCAGTAATGAGTCTCTTCTTGTCTGTCAAAGCAGTATAGAAAAAACTAATTTATATATTTATAAATATTATTGGCAAGCACAAGATAAAATCCAATCTTCTTGGTCAGTTTGGAAATTTGGAGCTGGTAATGAAGTTATAAATTGTCAATTTATTGGTTCCACATTACAAATTCTAATTAAAAGAAATGATGGAATTTATTTAGAAAATATTAATTTATCAACTGATACTGCAATAGCACTTACAGAAGATAAAACATCGGTACTCCTAGACAGGAGAGTTAAATTAGAATATGATGCAAGTTTTACTTTATCTGCTACTAATTTACCTTACTATGCTACAAGGGCTAGTCTACCCTTGGTATATGTTACAGATCAAGCCAGAAAGATTGCTGAGGCTGATGTAAATGCCTATCTCAGAGTAGCACAAAATACTTCAGGAGTTCCTTCTATAGTATTTGTTGGTATTCCATTTACTTTTAAGTACGAATTTACACAGTTTCTATATAAAGTTAATGATATAGCCTCTCGGAATGCTAAACTCCAACTTAGAAATATAAATGTTCTATATAGTGATACTGGATTTTTCAAAATAAAAGTAGATGTAGCACCATATACTATTAAAGTTCCTGATCCAGATAATGTTGGAAGTACAAAGGATATAACACCTCGTACAGCATATGAAAAAACTTTTAGTGGATTTATTACTAATAGTTCACAGATTAATGAGTATAAATTACTATCTGGATCATTTAGAAGTTCAATTCTTTCTAGTCCTCAAAATTGTAAAGTATTAATCACTAATGATGAGTATCTTCCATGCTCTTTTCAGAGTGCTGAATGGGAAGGATTTCTTCACACAAGATCAGAGAGAATATAAATATGAAAATTTATACAGAAGTTATATATCATTGGGATGAGGCTAAAGGAGAATTAGTTAAAGAATCTGAGAAATCCTTTGATTATGAAGGACCAATGACTCTTTGTAATCCGGCAGCTATTGCTGCAGCAATAATGGCTGCCATACAATTAGGTACTACAATTTATGGACAATGGCAAGCACAAAAAGCCCAAGAAGAACAAAATGAATTAGATGCACAAAAAAGAGCACAACAAAAATCATTAGCAATTGATTCTTATAACTATAAAGTAGGGCAAGCTAGTGGTGCAGTCTCACAACTTGAAAATGTTCTTGCTCCTGCTATAGATGATGCTGAAACAGCAATGGTGTTTGAAGCGGCAGTCGTACATAAACGTAATCAAGGTAAAATTAAAGCTCACGGATTACAGAATGGTCAAAGTTCTAAATTCTTCACCGCCAGAGCTACTGGAGATCATCTCCGGAAAGTTGAGGCAAATAAAGATAAATTTACAGCAAAGAGAGTCGAAAGTATTTATAAGAAAGAATCAATTATTTCTGATTTAGAGGGTGATTATATTAATATGGAAGCTCAGATTGCAGGTCTAGCATCAATAGGTAGCAATGATCGTACTGCAATGTATATGGGAATGATGAATGGTGGTTTAGATTCCTTAAATACTTATTTTAAATATCAACAATACTTTCAAACACCTTCTACACCTTCTACACCTACACCACCTACACCACCTACAGGAGTAGGAAATCAAATGGAGTATTGATAATGGCAGATCCACAGAATAGACTACGAGTTGCTCAAGAGTTCATAAATTTTGGAACGAAGGCTTCTAATGCTGGTTTAAGCTATCTAAAAGCACAACAACGTCAAGACGAGATTGATGAGGGAGATAGAGTAGCAAAAGCGAAAGTTCTAAAAGAGAAATTAGCAGCGGCTGAAATGGTAGGTAGACAGATAGCTGCCAGTAATCCTAAAATGTCTATTGTATCTCAAGTCCTTGCTATGCAAAGGAATGTGGGATTAACAGAAGATAATCCAAATTTTCAAAAAATAATAGATGCAACTAATGAAGGTTTTCTTTTAAAAAGAGCAGAAGTAGGACTTTCAAGATATAATGCTGAACTTAAATCTACTGCTCCACTTGCAGCAGAAGAACTTTATCAAAATTTTTTAATAGAATCGACACCTAGCGGGGAGGATGATCAAGAAGTATTTAATGGTACTCTAATCCAATATGCGGCAGAACATATAGAGGAATTAAGAATAGCAACTATTGGTACATTAGTCGAAAAAAATAAAGGAAGGAATCGTTTTAGTGTCATACTATCTAAGCCGGGTAATCGTCTTAATTATGATGCATTAAAAAATGAAATAGCTAAAAAACAAGCGAATTTAGATGAACAAGCTTTATACAGAGATGCAATAAAAAATGTTAAGGAGGAAATAAAAGAGATAGTTATACAGGGTACTACTACTGATGGTGGTGATCCTATGGTTCTAGGGACAGTTCAACATACATCAGGTCAATCTCTTAAACATATAATACAATCCTTAAAAGATAGAGGTTTAGAAAACGTAGAAGTAAATGATATAATCTTTACCTCATTACGGTCTGGATTAGAAACACAAGTTGAAGAAGAGGGAATTAAACTTCTTGGAACTAATTACTTTGATAATATAGTAGAGCTTTTACACAGTAAGAAAAGTGATCCCGAAGGAATTAGTTTATATGAGAAAGATAAAGTAGCAGGACAACAATTACTAACTAAAGTAAGAGAGTATGAAAAAAAGTTAGAGGATGAGTTTGAATTAGGCACTAAAAAGACTACAAAAACCACAGAAGAGGTCTTGGCAAATGATGCTACTAAAGCCTTAGAGGAAGTTATAGAAGTTGCCACTACAGAAAATGAAAATGGAACTACTCCATCTGCTTCAGCCATTCAAAAATTAATAAATAATATATATGCAAATCAAAGTAAGGGAGATACATATGGAGGAATAATACATATGGATGATACTATATTTAGTAAGATAATGAATCATCTAGAAGAACTCCGTAAATCTGCAG